ACAAATCTTTGTCGGTTCTCCGTGAACCTCAACCAAAAGTCTGTTAAATTCATCAATCCATTCTGCCGGAACTGGATGGGACTGCATTTTAACCCTTTCCTGAATAGCTATTCGTAAATCAGCTAACCTTTGTTCTTTCCAAATTTTTTCAGGCATTATTCCTAATGATGGTTTTTCCATATATTTTAATTTTTCGCTATTACCTTGGTTTTCGCAGCTTCCAATGAAGCAAACTTTATTTCTGGAGTATTGTAGATTCTTTTGTCTACCTCAGTCCAGTTGGCTTTTATTTCTTCGAGGCTCATGGTTATTTATCGTAACGACAAGTGTTTTCACAAACAGGATTCTTGTCACAGTAGTGAAAAGGGCATCCTTTCAAAGATGTAGATGTAGGTAAGTTTGTTGCTACCTTATGAGATAACATTTCCGAATCTTTGATGTCTGAATTCTGAGATAATAACTTTCTCGCTTCATCAATCTGAGAACCTACCAAAGTATTTACTAACTCAGGATGAGTATTTCTAATTCTATTTGCAAATCGGGTCATTTGACCTAATGATTCTAGTATATTCATCGTCTTTTATTTTTAATTATTACCAAAGAATCCCACTCAACCCCTCGGCACTCATTACAGGAGAAATAGGATGGAAAGTATTTGCTAAAGCGTCAAACTCATCAGTTGACCGCTTCAATCTTAATTTTATATCTTCTTTCTTTTCGATTTGAATCTTACCATCTGAACGGAAAAACCATTTGATTTCCGTAGCTTCTTCAAGGAAAGATTCGGAAGGCGGAAGCATAGCATCGTTGTTATTTTTCGGATCCAGCCATTCTCGAACAGACCAGAACAAAAAAGCTCTCATGTTGAGGAATTCGTACTGCTCAGTACTGTCTTTAAGTTTTCGGCCACGGAACTCAGGTTTTGCGGAATACTTACAGGAAATAACACGCTTCTCAAGGCCAAGCTCTACCAATCTAGAATAAACTCCAGCACCTTCTCCGATGGTATCAATAGACGCAACCGCTTTTGGATCAATACGAAGAGTATTAGCAATTTTCCCCGCCTCTTCCATGTGATTAGCTTTACCTGCAGAATGTTTTGTACTGAACTTCTCAACATAATTACCATATCTAAAGCAATCAACTGTATTATCTCGCCCCATTCCAGCAATATCACTTCCAAGGATGAGATTGTGCTTCTTTTTATGGTTTTTAGAGTTTAATTTCTGGTATTCAGTCCAACGTTTATTTGCTAATTCCACCCATTGTTGAGGTATAAGAGCTTCTTCAGAAACTTTCGGGAATTTTCCAAGGATTTTCGCTCGGCATAAGTCATTCGGACGATACCAAACACCTTCAAACTCAAAATCATCTTCTTCAATTAAAACATCATTTTCAGAGATTACCGTACACCATTCGTGAAGCTTATCAACTATCCATTCATAATCGACTTGCCCAGGAATAATCATTTTCTTTTGAACAACATTTACAGCATTCAAAGAATTTAAACTGAATTTATTCCATCTTTCGCCCTTCTGAGATTTTGCAGCATATCCTGTTGAAACGTTCGGATTAAAAACAATCAACATTCGGGAATTTCCCTGCAGATTACCTTCGATAGCGTTGAAAGTAGTCTCTGATATACCGGTTGCTTCGGTAACTACAAACATCGTATTTACAGCGTGAAATCCCGTCCATGCTTCCGTTGCGTGGTCATCGGCTTTAAAGCCTGTCAAAAACCATTCATCCCAATCAGTACGAATATCATTACCCACCAATCGACCAGGCAAATCAATTCCCTGACTCAAAGCATTATTATAAAGTCTTGAGATCTCCGGCTGCATAATGTTATTCACCTGTCTACCTGTTGGAGCAGTCATTGCAACTTTAGTATTGTGAATTAGTTTTCCGTTTTTCCATCTAGGTGTTAAGTACATAAAGCACATAGCAGCAACAGCACTTAAAAAGTCTTTTCCTCTCGAAGTTCCAGACATTACGGAAGTACGGGAATTCATTTGAACTGAATCAATGATCGCTTGCTGCTCGGGATCCATGCGAGCTAAAAGAACATCATAAGCAAATTTATTCCATCCGCCCGGCGCACGCCATTCGGAAAATTTGTTTAATGCTTTTTGATGGAGGTCTTTGCTCATGGTAAAATTTTATAAAACGTTTTTTCAATGAGTTTTTTAATTGCTTGTCTTAGTCTTTCAAACGCTTCTAATGTTGACATTTTATTCTTCCTCTTCGGAAGATTGTATTAAGAAGTTTGTAAATGATAGAGTTTCGCCATTGCTGGAGATATCTTTCTTATCGGCAAGCCCTAAATCACGGGAGATAATATTGGCGTTAAGTAAGTTTCCGGCAGCGCCTTCGAACTTTTGACGGTAGATAACCGTCTTGATATCGGTGATGACCGTAGAATAATCGCCAGCCTCTTCTTTGTCTTTTTCAAATTGTCGAAAGTAAGCTTCATTGCAATTAAGATAGAAACAAAGCCCCGCTAACGTCATTGCTCGCATGATGGGAACCTTTTCAGTAACAATAGTTCCCTGATAATTAAACACTTTCGTTTCATACAAAGGATTCTCTTCAACCCATCTAAAATATTCGCAAGAAGCTTCCCATAACAACGCTGGAGTTCCGAAGAGTTTATCCCTTCCATGTTTTGCCCTATTCATCCAGAATTGATTTCCTTTTGGGAAGTTTCCAGGATTCGCCTTCACTTCAACCTCAGCAGGTTTTGCGGGAGTCTTTCGAGCTGTTGGTTTCTTTGCCGGAGTTTTAGCTGTATTCTTTTTCGCAGCAGGTTTTGGTGTTGTAGGTTTTACTGGAGCTTTTACCGTTGAAGCAGGTGTAGCTTTTAATTCTTTATTAAAAGTCGTCCTTTTAGGTGTCGTTGGCTTTTCAGGTGTTTTAGATACTGTTGCTGCCTTAACAGTTTTAACCACTGCCTTTTTGGAAGTGGTCGTTTTTTTAGGAGGTGTGGTTTTATTATTCTTTTGCATCGATTTCTCCATTCTTCACAAGCTCATCATATTCAGCTTTCATCACAGGCGTAAGCTCTTTCCAACATTCATGACAAAACCAATTTGAATCGTCGTCTTGTGACATTATTTCAACGTCTGTTTCCTTTTCACAACTTTCACATCCTACCAAACAGATAACCTCATTAATATCCGTAGACGCATACATCGGCTGAATTGGTTGATTGAATGTTTTTAGGGAAATAAAAATCTTCTTCGTGTTCTTGATAACTTCTATTTCTTCATCAGTTAATTCCCAACAAGTAGTTACATCGCCTTCGGTACTTTTATGAGCGGGTAAAGGTTGATACTCTGGTTGATCTGCGCCAAAGACTGTGTTAACTTGATTAAATTGAATTGGTTTCATAATAGTATTTTTAAAATTCAAACTCTCGCATTGAAACTCGCTCGTGAGATATTTATCAGTATTAAATTTTACGAAGTTCCCTGATGGCAATATCTCTGTGTTTTAACCAACCTTCGAGTTGAGGTACAAGGTTTATGCTGAACTTCAACAATACAACGTGTACTATGTTTGTGAGCTGTGAAGGATTCGAACCTCCAAAAATTAACCCCGATTGCTTGAGGAATATGTTCACCAATTACATCAACAGCTCTTTTAAAAATCAGCTCACTTTTGCAAGCTGATTTTGTTCTTGTTTTAATATTTGTCTAAAACCATCCATTTGACCATATAGCCAAACAATCAGTTGGGAAATAATTAATACTCGAGCTGTATGATTGACCTTTTGGAGAGGTTGTTACCAGTTGATACCCTGAATAATGGTTATCATACACGTGAACTATAGCGATATTATAACCATCTGAATCTGTAGCCTGGCAAACTGTTTTTGTTTTTCTCTTCATTGTTGTATTTGTAACCATATTGTTTTCAAATTCTGACTCCTTCAATAATTCACCTCTGTGAACTAATTGAAGTGTTTCCGGATTTATAGCAACTAAGTTTTCATCTTTTGAAGTAGCTATAATAGCATCTTCTAAAGAAACCGAACCCGACTCTCTGGCTGAAGCTTTCATTTCGCTTTGCTTAGTTTGATTTACTCCTTCAGGATATAAATCTGCTGTGCCAGTATTGCTGCAAGAAGTTAAGAATGTGGAGAAAACTCCGATTAGTGCTAAAGTAAATAGCTTTTTCATT